CCACCAGCAGCTACTGCATTTTGATCTGAAGCTCCACCGCCACCACCTGCATAAGTTTGACTAGAACCAGAATATGAATTGCTTGTGCCGTTACCACCTGCGCCTGTAGTTCCAGCAACAGTTGAACCACCTACTGCGCTTGCACCACCACCACCGCCGCCGCCTTTATCACCACCAGCTTGATCACCGCTACCGCCGTTATTACCTTCAGATGGACTAAAACCGCCTTCATTACCAGCGCCACCACCTGCGGCTGAACCACCGCCACCTGAACCACCGGTAAATCCATAGGGCGGGCCACTTGTTACATTATCGCCTTGACCGCCACCTGTGGAAGTAATTGTGCTAAATACTGAATTACTGCCTTTGGTATTGATTGCACCACCGCCGCCAACCGTAACTGTAAAGCTACTAGGCAAAGAAAAAGATGTCGCAGTTCTAAAACCACCCGCTCCACCCCCGCCACCAAAAGTTACGCTGGCTGGTCGGCCACCACCACCGCCACCAGCAACTACTAAATAATCAACTGTTGATGGCGGCTCTATTCCCAATTTAGATGATGCAATGATCCCGATTAAACTCATTAAGCTATATCTCCTACAACATACCAAGTATCGGTAGCAACCTTAATACAAGAAGCGGCTGAATACTGGGCTCTTAACTTAGGTGCTATTGCGCTAGCTCCTGTTGAAGCAATGGTAGTTGTGCCTGAAGTAACTGCCTTTATTGTTGTTTGCCCTGCACCGATTTGAATAACATTAATTACTGTTCCAACTGGGAAAGCAACGCTGGCATTAGTTGGAATTTGAAAATCATTAGCACCCGCAACGGACATAGTTACTAATTTGAAGGCATCTCCCAAGACAACTGTATAAGTGGCAGTCTGAGCGTTTAGTTGTAAATTAACGCCAAGAGGGTGCTGCTAGTGTAGTAATCAATATCTCCAGCAGTTGTTCCAGGACTTAAAGACTTAACCGAAGTATCAACTGAGCTGCCTAAAGTTCTGATGGCGGCTGCTCCATCTTTCACTAAATCTGTATCGGCTGGGGTTGTCCAACCGTAGTTTGTTGTCGTTGGCATTAACTAATAACTCCTATCGCGTCTTGCCATTCTAGCGTATTGAGAACACTATTCCAGCTTTCAGCTGCATTAACTTGAGCCCATTGTTGGGCAAAAGCCGAGAACTCTGTTGGTGTAGCTAAAAAGGTGATTGAAAGGCCCGAGACCGAAGCGCTGAATGTCCAGCCCTCGACAAAGCCAGTAAATTCGCCACCTAAGATATTAAGAGGCAGGTTGGTAATTCTGACTGGCATACCCATAAATATATTCAATAAGGCGTTTCTATCAGCGTCATCAATTTCTGGCGATTGCAAGGCAAGGATATTAAGAGGCAAGTTGGTAATTCTGACTGGCTGGCCCATAAATATATTAAGTAGGGCATCTCTATCAGCGTTATCTATCTCTGGCGATTGCAGGGCGAAGGTAATCGATTGGAAGGTATTTCTAGGCCAAGCCCTGAGACCAATAAGGCGATCTGCTACATCCTCGACATCAGCCGCGTTCTTTAGGTAACTGTTAAATTGCTCGGCAAATAGGCCGTATTCGGCCTGAGAGTCTAAATCCTGAGCGGTATAGGAGCTATTAAAATTGTTGCCATAATCCATAATTATCTTATTGCTTAAATCGCCTTGGCGCTGAATTACGCCGATGCCAGAAGCGATGGCGTGAGAAGCGTCTAAGTCTGTGTAGCC